TGAACTTCCTGAAACGTTCCTGACCTATGATAAGTTGAAAGTCTTTCTTTACCAAGTGTATCGTCCACTTCAATAACATGACCTGACTCTGATTGATACACTTTGTTATATGGGTATACTGGTTCTGCAACTGAGTCGGGGAAAGTGTGTCCTTCTATTTCAATCTTCTTATCTAATACAGAATCACCACGTGCAATACTTGACACATCTGATTCTTCAGTGTATAATGGATACCATGGTAGCATATCCTCTGTTGCTTCAACCTCTGTAATTGTTGAACCCGTTGCATCATAATTGATTGTTATTTCTTTTGGTGACTTTGGTTGTGAATCAATTGCACTTGTTAAACCATGTGGTCTACGAGAATCCTGTTCAGGATTTGCAACATCAGGTGTTCCGTCATAGTCTGCTAGTGTTAATCTACGTGGGTCATTGAATCCTTTATCTACAGTTCTTGTTTGTTGATTACCTAATGCATCAACTCTATATCCTGATTGTGGAACACCTGTAGATACACCTAAGACAACTGGGTCTTGACATGTATCCCCGTCTCTAAAAAATCCGAAGACTGTTGCACCTTCAACTAATCCATGTTGACTTCCAATTCCTGAAAGACCAGCAGAAGTTGTTGGTAATAGAACTTGAGCCCATGGTAAGTCGGGTGTTGCAATATTTAATTTATTATCTGTATGAATTCCATGTATACGAACACGAACACGTCCAATCATTAGAGGGTCATGTCGGTCTTCTACTATTCCAAAAAACTGTCTCATTATATTTCTCTCGAAGGTTCAACTTCTTGTAATGGTTTTGCTTCTGTTATCTCTTTTGCAAAACTTTCTTTAACACATTCTAAATTCATTTCACCCTCTTTACCTGCTATATCTAGTATAAGAGATAAATCAGTAATTAGATATCTGTTGTCATTCACTTCATCATTTTTACCAACACCTGATTCGGGTTGAGGAATTAAAAGTTTAATTACGTTCCCTACAGTTAAGTCTGTTCTCATTGGTATAGTGACAATAATTTTATGTTGTTGTAATATCTCAAGTAATGCACGTCTTTCTAATTTTGCATTATCAACATATTTTAAACCTGAGAATGATTCAGGTGAACTAACAGTTGTTTCATTATCGAATTGGTGTGTTGTAGTGTTATCATAAATGACAAGACTATCAAATTCTTTATTTGGTGGTAAATCAATATCAACCTCTGTCACAGAAGGAGACTTAGTTCTCTCAATCATGTTCTCTGTTGTAAGTGATTTCTCATAATCACCAGTTCGAATTAAAGGAAATCCTGATAGGTGTTTACCACGTTTCATTGTTTCGTCTAAGTCATACACAAAATCTAATTCTTGTTTCCTAACTGGGTCGTATGTTTTTTGTAGAGATGCATATGCACCTCCAACTGTTCCTCTAAGTGTATCAAACTGTTGTGGTTTGTAATACGATGTAATCATAGAGTTTAAACCACCAGCTGCATTTAAATCAATACTTTCAGTTTCTAAATCACCAGTTCTTGGTTTGTATGAAAACTCTATTGGAAATTCTCTACTAAACATAGTGTCAATAGAACTAAATCTAAAACCACCATTTAATGTTTGGAAGAAGAACATACCATTTTTCCATTCTGCATTTTCACCTATATTAGATTCTGCAACAATGTAGTCAATAAAACTTCCAACTGTCCAATTAGGACATATGAATTGTAGATTCTTAGGTTCTGTTTCCTCAAACCAATCGAACTCTGAAGGTTTAAGGTTAGCTTCTTCTATCAATGCATTCTGCAACATTCTGTCATAAGAACCTCTCATAACCTTACTCATTCTCTTTCTTCTTACATAGAACATTCTTGGGTCACAAAAATTTAATTGGTATACTTGAGTTCCCTCTCTTCCTCTTTTGACATTACTTGCTTTGTATATTCTAAAAGTCTTATCAATGGTGAACTTCTTTTCGGGTTCTTGATTAAGACCTTCTTTCTGTTTGATTGAGATACGAATGAATTCTTGACCAGTGAATCGGAAGTTTGTTAAAAGATTAAGTCCGTCTAAAAGAGATATATTACCCGTGCAGAATTTATTGTAGATAGACTCGAAGAGTTCTACTCCCAATGTTAATTGAGTCACGTCAATTGAATCACCCTCTTGGTTTACAATCGCCAGTGCCTCAACTGAAAACTCACCTGCTTTTAAGTTGCTCATGATGACATTACTTTACCGAACTCTGATACTACCCTTCTGATATATTGTGGTTTAATAATTTTGATACTTCTATTCTTTTCATTCTTTTCCCATTCACTATCATAAATTGTTTTTTCATACATACCATTGACAAAGGTATTTGACTTGTTTCCATTTACATCATAATAGTATGCAGTTCCGTCTGTTTGATTAATAGAATTTTTAATGGTCATACTATGACCACTGATATTACCCGTGATAACATCATCTTGTCTGAAGTCACCACTCTCTATTCCTATTCTTGACCACTGAGGTTCTACACTTGTTATTGTTCCTTCATGACGGACACTATCTCTTAAACAAGATACGGATTCTCCCAAAAGAAATTTACCTGTTGCACTTACGATATCTGATTTCTGATGTGCAGTTAGATACCTACCACCATAGTTTTTCTTAATGTAATTGTCAAAACTTCTATTGTCTTTCCACCACTCATAGTAGTTATTCCAATCATTAACTAGAAAGAACGTCCAATGTAAATCTGAATCACCATAAAGATTAGTTGCAACTACATCAGGTCTATCTCCCTCCTGTAGTTCAAAGTATTCATATTCTATTATACTATTAACTGCTGATTGGTCTACTTTAGACTTTCTAAAGAAGTCTTTAATATTAATAACCCGTCCACTATCTAAAGTGTATTGTATATCGGGAAAGTTCTTAAAAAATTTAGTTGCCATTATTATCCACCTGTTTGTTGGTCTAGTAATGAGGCACTACCCCCACCAAGGTCATGTCCTTCACTTCTCGTAGACTTAGATATAGTCTGATAGTTTTCCTGTGTAAGGAGTTTGATTTCTGTAAATGATAAAGACAATTCAGTTGCAACAGGATATCCATCTTCAAACATTTTTGTTGAATGATTAACACTTACACTTGTCAATACACAAGGTAAAAAATCCTCAAATCTCTTTTGAATGAGTCCTTCATAAGTAATATCAAAAATGTTAGGATAATTGAAATAAGATTCTGCAGCTCCGTCTGCCTCAGCTGCACCATAAGTGTCTGGCAACATTGCAGTTTTAAATGACCAACATATATCTTCTACCATTATAGCTTCGTCTTTACTTTTAGGATAGAACTCATAATCAAAAGAATGGTCTCTAAAGTCAACACCTTCAAACACTTGTTCTTCCATAGGGTTTGTTGCTTTACCTCCAATGAAATTTGATATTCCACCAGTTGCAGTATTAGCTAGTTTAGATAATCCACTTTGAATTAATTCTTCTAATGCTTGACCAAAACCTGTTTCACCTTTAAAGGTATTGATTAGATTTCTTTTGTTTGCACCAATTTCCATTGTTGTCCAACTAACGTCTACATCTTGGTCTATACTTTCGGGTGCATATAATGCGATTGAAACATTCTCACTTGACAATAAATTTTTATTATTACCTTCATTACTTTTTGACCCTTCTCGTTTTTTTCTTGGTCTAGTTGTAAAGACAACATATGAGTCTAGACTTTCAAGAGGATATTGTAAATCTCTAGTCTTGGTTAGAGGAACACTTCTTGCAGATTGTCTGGCTTTATTAGATGCATCTAAATTTGATTGTAATGAAGCACGTCTGTCATCTAATAATTTTTCTGCCTTTGCTTTTTCTGAGGCAAGCATATCTTTGTCGTATGACCCTGTATATGATTTTCCTTCAAGTTTAGATTTAATCCCCTTTAGAGATTTAACTGCACTGGTTGCTTGATTTACTTTGTCTAATAGTTTGTTGATAGATGGCATTGATTTTTTTAACCTAAATACTTAAAATTATGATTACTAGTGTTATTTATGTCTAGAAAAAGTTATAGTGGTAAGTTTAAACCAAAGAACTATAAAAAATATAGAGGCGACCCAACAAAGATTATCTATCGTTCCTTATGGGAAAGACGATTTATGGTCTATTGTGACAATAATCCTAGTATTATTGAGTGGGGAAGTGAAGAAATAATCATTCCTTATCGTTCTCCTGTAGATAAGAAGGTTCATAGATACTTTCCCGACTTCTATATAAAGTATGTAAATGCAAAAGGTCAATCTATACGAGAAATCATAGAAGTTAAACCAAAGAAACAACTTAAACCCCCAAAGGAACCCATAAGAAGAACTAAAAGATACTTAAATGAGGTTGCAACCTACGTTGTCAACCAAGCAAAGTTCAAGGCTGCAAGTGAATACTGCAAAGATAGGAAATATGGTTTTAGAATATTGACGGAAGACCACTTAGTAAAATGAAAAAGTTAATAATGTTCGATTTAGACGGGGTTTTGATAGATTCTATATCAAATATGAGACTGTCGTGGGAAAAAACTTGTCAAATACACGATATAGTTGTCCCATTTAAGGAATATGAGAAGAGAATTGGTCGTCCTTTTAAAGATATCATAGAAGATTTGGGTATAGAATACACTTCTACGATAAAAAAGACATACGACACTTCCTCTACTGAACTATTAGACCAAATTAAGATATTTGAAGGTGTCCATGAACTACTTGTTGCACTTACAGTTATAAAAGGACGTAAGATTGCAATCTGCACCTCTAAAGATATGGATAGAACAAACAAAATACTAGAGAAAATTGCAAAGTTTGATTATGTCTGTTCTCCCAAACAAGGACTGAGAGGTAAACCTTCACCTGACCAACTACTTTACACTTGTGCATTCTGCAATGTTGACCCAAGTGATACACTTTATGTTGGTGATATGGACGTTGATAGACAAGCAGCTGAGAGAGCTGGGATAGATTTTGTCCATGCAAGTTATGGTTATGGTGATGTTGAAGGAGGTGTGGTATGCAAGATGAGTATAGAAAGTCCGATAGACCTACTAAAGTTGTTGGATTAATTCCAGCAAGATATCATTCAAGTAGGTTTGAAGGGAAACCACTGGCCATGATTTCAGGAATTCCCATGATTCAACGAGTATACAATCAGTGTATGCAGACAAAATCACTTGCTAGTGTTATAGTGTTAACTGATAATAGTGATATTTATGACTTCTGTTTATCCATGCGCATGAAGTGTTTGATTGTTAATGGTGATTGTTTTACTGGAACAGATAGGTGTGCAAAGGCAATTAAAGATATCGAAGGAGATGTCTTTGTTAATATACAAGGAGATGAACCCCTGATTAACCCTGAAGCTATTGACAAATTAGTAGAGTCTCATACACTAGGTAGTGTATCTAATGCATATGTTGAACTTAATTTCTATTCTGAAAAACGACATGATAACAATGTAGTCAAAGTAGTGACGGACACATATGATAATGCACTATATTATTCACGACTAAGTATACCATACGTGCAAAAGGAAGAGACAATTGTTAAACAACAATTAGGTCTCTATGCATTTAACAGAGAGTTCTTAGAAATCTTTCCCACACTCCCAATTGGGGATTTAGAGAAAAGTGAATCGGTAGAAATGTTTAGATTTACAGAGAATGGATATAAAGTTAGAATGATAAAAGTTGAAGACGAGGGATACTCGGTAGACACACTTGAAGACTTGAAACGAGTTGAAGAAATAATTAGGAGAAATACACAATGACCCCACTAATAATGTTAGAAAAACAAAGTGATTACGATAAGATTGAAACCATATTCAATGAAATCAGATTGAAATCTAAACCCAAACTAATGACGTTTGGAGATGTATTAGATTTACCTGAAAAACATTGGAAGAGTATAGTTAATAATATGTATCAATACGGAAGGGGTATGTGTAATTATGCAGACTTAGAACCATGGAAAGTTGATACTAATGAAAAGAACATGAAAAGATTAGAGTCTAGTGGAGACAATGCGTTCTTTCATGCAAGTAAATGTAGATATCTTGTAGACACTTGGAAAGAAGAAGGTTGGTATTCTTGTCCCCAAGGTGTGGTAAGAGGCACTGAAGATATCTTCTTTCACCCAGGCTCTATTAGACAATATGCAATGGTCTTAGGTGATATGAGAGAACAAGAGATTTTCTTATGGGATTGTGGAGAGACAGAACTGTTTCCCGAACATGAGATAATTGATTATGAAACATGGAAAGATAAGTTCAAAGTTGATAGACCTCAATGGATTGATATTAGAGGCATGCCTGAACATGGTTCACTAAAGGGTGGTTTCACAGAAGAACCTCTCTTAGAATGGCATGTAGATGAAGATAGACCAAACTATTATAAGACAGCACAACGTATTCAATCTGAAATCTTTAACTTCAAAAAACCTAGACTATTTGGTGTTGCAGAAACTAACAAGATTGAAGAAGCTTTCTCTATGGATAATACAGAATGTTTGAATATTCATATGAAAAATAACGAGATATTTCTACTTGAAGATTTCAAACATATCTTCAACATACCCTATGAAGAAAAGATATGGGAATGTGACAAATTTAAAGTGATAAAAACTTTCTAAAAACATAAATAATAGACAATGACTAGTCTATTTGAAAAACTTGATAATGAATCTCCAGCAGAATTGCAAAGGAGAAGTCTAGACAGTCTTGATTGGTTTAGAAATAATGTAAGAGACATTAGAATTAGACAAGACCAAGCACTAAGAGAGGGTGAAGTAGTCACCACTTTAGAGTTAGGTAAAATGTATATGTATTATTATGATGCATTACATAAGGACACTCTACCATATTTTGATAAGTTTCCCTTAGTGGTTCCTATTAGAAAATATGCAACAGGGTTCATAGGTCTTAACTTACATTACATTGCACCTCGTTATAGAATGATTCTATTAAACGAAATGTTTGAGTATTTAAACAACACAAACATGGACGAATCTACGAGGTTTAGAATGACTTACGATTTGTTGAAATCTGTATCTCGATTGAAATACTTTAGACCTTGTTTAAAGGAGTATCTCTACAGTCAAATCAGAAGTCAATTCAGTTTAGTCCCCTCTCAATATTGGGAACTGGTTGCAATGTTGCCGATGCAAAAATTTACAGTGAATGCCAATACAGTGTATTCAGAAAGTAGAAGGAAATTTACATGACAGAAATAAATCAATTACTATCACACTTTGACCAAGGTGCAAGAGCTAACAGATTCAATGTAGCAATTACTAACATACCATTTACTGGTATTAAAATGCCAGAAGGTCATAATTTTAGATGCACATCTGCAACCTTGCCTGGAATAACATTAGGAACAAACACTGAAGATACAGGTTGGTCGGGTAGTAGAGAAATCCCTGATGGAACAATAGACTATGGAGATTCTATTACTTTAGAGTTTATATGCACCAGTAGTTTCTTAGATAGAATCATTTTTGAACAATGGCAACAAAAGATATATGAAGGAACACCAATTCAGTCTGCAAAAGAGGCTTCTTTCGCTGCAGACAATAGAGCAGGACAAAACCGAGGAACACTACGTCAACCAGTCATGAGATATTATAACGAATATGCTGGGGGAATGATGATAGAACAACTAAGAGTAAGTGGTTCTCCTGCTATGAGATATGAATTCTTTAATGCATATCCTTTGAGTTATAATGAAATGTCATTAGATGCAGACAGTCAAGAACCCCTATTAAAATTTTCAGTAGATATGGCATATTCAGATTTTGTTATCTCGTATCCTGAAAATACAGACGAACCACGAGTTATAGAACCAATGACTAACGATGCAAGTAGTTCTAGTGGTATAAATACAGGACGTGGACTATTAGATGCAACACTTGATACTCTCAAAGTTGCTTCAAGGTTTAGTCCAAAGGCTGGAGAATACTTAACTAAGTTAAGTTCTGCAGATACCCAAATTACCCGTGCTGGGAACATAGGACGAACAATCCGTGGTCTTGGAATTGGTGGAGATGGTTAATAATTAAAAAAGTGAGGAAAATATAATGGCATTACCTATACAGGCAACACCGACATATACGACAGTTCTTCCTGTAAGTGGTCAAACAATAGAATACAGACCATTTCTAGTTAAAGAACAGAATATCTTAGTTCAAGCTAAGGAAGGTGAAGATGCAAAACGGACTATGCAATCCGTTAAAAAATTATTGCAAGCAGTGACCAATGACAAAGTTGTTATTGAGAACTTACCAACTACGGACTTAGAATGGTTATTCATTCAAGTTAGGAAAGTTTCAGTAGGGGAAACATCAAAATTAATGTTCCCTTGTGGAAATCCTGAATGTTCAGAGACAGAGGATTATGTCCTACATCTCGACAAGATACAAGTAGATGGTGAAGTTCCCGAATCAAAAGAAGTCATGATTACTGATAAAGTGGGTTTAACACTTAGTGTCCCAACAGTTGAACATGTCGAGAAGATACAAGACCTTGACGAGTCCAACCAGTCGGTAGAACTAATTAAAGAATCTATAGTAAACATATTTGATGAAGAACAGGTTTATGAAGGTGCAGATTTAACTCGAGTTGAGATAAATGAATTTGTAGAATCATTGACTTTCCCTCAACTAGAAGTGTTAGGTGACTGGTATGATAAATTACCAAAACTCAATGCAACAGTAGAGTGGAATTGCAAAACTTGTAGTGAAGAGAACAAGACGAAGCTAGAAGGAATACAGAATTTTTTTTAATAGCTCTTTCTCATGAAAGTGTGTTCAATCATTATAACACTAACTTTCAGTTAATGCAACACCACAAGTATTCATTAACTGAATTAGATAATATGATTCCTTGGGAAAGAGAAATTTACATTAAACTTCTCATGCAACATCTTGAAGAAGAAAAACAGAGACAACAAGCGGAGAACGCAAAGTCTCGTAGATAATCAAGAAGGATAGTATTATGGGTGATAAAGAAAAGGATAAGTCAACCAATGAAGTAGAGATTTCCTTAGAGAAATACATGGCTCTTATCGATAAACTCGATGAACAAGAAGACAACATTAAAGAAATGCAAGAGGAAGCTAAGAAGGCACGTGCTGGATTAGAACCCCCTAAAAGAAAAGTAATGGATTTGTTTTTAGATGACAATGACATAAATGAGAAATCTATTATAGGTTTTATATCTTTCTTTTTAATGGTAGTGTTTGGTATAACAGACCTACTAACTGCATTATTATTTGATATGGATTTAAAAGTTTCAGAAACAATCTACACATCATTTGTGGTAGTGACACTTGGTGCATTCGGTATCAGTGAAGCTGGTAAAGCATTCGGTGGAAAATAGGACATAACGTAAATGGCTGATGACAAAACTATAGAGCAACAGAGAAAGGAATTTGCAAAAGAAATACGGGACGTTAACTCCGAGTTAAAGCCTGGATTTCAAAAGATTATTAATAGTCTAGAAGAAGCTTCCCCTCAGATTGCAAAGATTACTGCAGACTTTAGAGCGTCTAGTAAAGACACCTTTAAGGGTGCATTAGCAACTAAGAAGTTAAAGGGTCTTAGTGGTATAGTTGACAAATATATGAGTGGTGTAGAACTCTCTGCAAAAGAAGCTGAAATGATGCAAAAGAACTTTGCAACGGAAGTTGACGGAGTTAAAACTGGTTTCAACTTTACTGGAATGAGAATTGCACAACAGTCATTTAACAAAACACAAGAAACTGTTAATAAAATAGAAAAGAACAAACAAGCTGCATATCTAAAAGAAACCAAAGAATCTAGAGAGACATTCCGTGCAGCCGAAAAGGCATACGAAAGTGGAAAAATTAATGCAATAGAATTCAATGAAGCACGAGCAAAGTTTGAAGAAGAGAATGCAGCCTCACAAAAAATAGTTAATGACAAGTATGACAAAGGTTTAGAGTTTGAAAAAGAAAAACTTGAAGAACGAAAAACTAAGTTAGACGGGTTTACAGAAGATTATAAAACACAATTAGAGAAGACTACTGACTTCAAAGGAATGACCAAGTTCAGTGAAGGACTAGACGAACTAATAGGTATTGACTTACTTGGAATGGCAGACACCTTTACTAAAAAGGTAAATGCATTCGGTGATGTAATGAGAGGTATTGGAGAATTCATGGGTAGTCCCGTGAAAAAATTCAAAGAGAAGTTCGGGCCTGCACTTGATGGTATTACTAGTGTCTTTAAGAGAGGAGAAGAGTCTGCAGATAAGTCTAAGAAAAAATCTAAAGGTAAAGGATTCCTCTCGGGTATACTCGGTGGTAAGAAGGGTGAGAAAGAAGGTGCAATGGCAAAGGCACTACCAAAGACTGCAGACAAATCAATCATACCTTCTAAAGGAAGTAAGAGTGGTGGATTCCTAAAAAGTATTGCAGAAGGTGTTAAGAAGTTTGGAGATAGTAAAGTTCTTAAAGGTGCAGTCTCTATGGCACTATTAGGAGGTTCAGTAGGACTACTTGCAATAGGATTAAAACAATTTAATGGTGTAGACTTTAAACAAATGGGTAAAGGTCTAATTGCAATGACTGGATTAGTTTTACTTGCAAAAATGTTAAGAAGGTCAACAGGTGCAATGCTCAAAGGTTCATTAGCCGTTTTAGCACTTGGAGCTGCAATGGTTCCACTTGCATTTTCACTTAACTTAATGAAAGACGTTGGACTTGGAACCATAGGTGTTATTGCAGCTGCATTAATAACACTAGGTGTTGCAGCTGCATTACTAGGTAGTTTTGTTCCACTAATTGCACTAGGAGCTCTTGCAATTGGTTTACTAGGTGCATCTCTAATTCCATTTGCATATGCAGCCGACTTAGCTGCAACAGCATTCGGAAATTTTGTGCCAGACATAATGCAGTTAAGTCAAGTTGACGGATTAAACCTTATAGCAGTCGGTGCTGGATTAGCTGCAATCGGTGCTGGTCTAGTAGCAATGACTGGTGGTAGTCTTATAGGAAGTTTACTTGAAGGTTTAGGAAGTTTATTTGGTGCAAAATCACCAATGGAAAAGGTCACTGAGTTTGCAAAAGGTTTAGAAGATGTAAACATGAAACCTCTACTTGACTTAGGTGAAGCATTCAAAAACTTAGGTAGTGTTGGTAATGTAATTTCCATGTTTAAGAATTTAAAACCTTCAACCAAGAACCTTAATAATTTCTCAGAAGCAATAGACACACTAACAGAAGCAATGATTAGACTTGACAAAGGTGTCCCTAAAGAATTGTCTTGGTATGAAAAGATGAAAGGTCTTGCTGGTAAAGTTATGGGAACTACCGAACAAGAAAGAATTGAAGGTCAAATGGAACAGTCCGAAGAGAAACTTATAAGAAAAGAAACTCAAAGAGACAGAGACAAAATGGCAATAAATGAACCTCAAGAGAAACTTGTAAGAAGAAAAACTAAAAGAGACAGAGATTATGTTCAACCTGCGTCGGATTCTGCAATGTCTATGGAAATGGCAGAGGTGCGAAACGAATTTATTGTAGAGAGAGAAAGATACAATAAACTTCAACAAAGAATGATGGAACACAATGCTAAGTATCCTGGCTTGTATACTGAAGCACAAATAACTGCAGCTGGAAATCCAAACACTGGTAATAATATCAAAGGTCAAAGAATGGATACTTACTCTGCAAGTGGAACCACAACAACCAATTCAAATGTTATGTCGAATGTCACTAACAATAACAGTGGACAAACTTATACCAATGTTAATGCACCTAAGACTATGAATGACGAACCTACACAAG